ATTTTCATTACCATGATTATAGATGATAACCTTTATTTCTCCTCTATAATCACTATCAATTGTTCCTGGAGTGTTTAACACACTAATATTATTTTTGGCTGCTAAACCTGATCTTGGTCTTATTTGAATCTCGTAATCTTCTGGGAAAGCAACAGATAATCCTGTGTTTAAAGTTTCAGGAGTTGTTAGGGATTTTTTAGTTTCAGGTAATATTACTGGATCAACTAATAGAATACAATGGTCAGGCATTAATGATTTAACCACTTGGACAGCAGGAACAAGTCAATCGGATAGTCAAGACTTGCCTGGTTCTGGTGGACAGGTTGTAGCCATAACCTCTGGTGAGGTTGGATATGTATTTAGGCAAAACCAAATAATTCGTATGGACTATGTTGGTGGAAATGTCGTATTTAGATTATCGGTTATTTCTCCAAATAGAGGTGCGATGTATGGTAGAACTGTTTGCCAAGACAATAGACAAATATTCTTTTACGCAGACGATGGTTTCTATCAAATAAATGGTGATGAAATAATTCCTATTGGTGTAGAAAAAGTTAATAGATATTTTGATCTTAATTTAAACAAAGCATATTCAGATAGAATCTGTGCAGCAGTAGATCCATTTAATCAGTTAGCGATGTGGTTGTTTCCAAGCACATCTAATAAAACTAACACAACAGGAATTTGTGATAAAATAATTATTTATAATTATGTAACTAAAAAATGGTCTTTAGCAGATTGTAGTGCAAGTACAATATTCTCACAGTTTGTGGGTGCATATACTGTAGAGTTAATGGATATTATATCTCAAAACTTAGAAAACATTAATGCTGCATTAGATACTGACTATTGGTCTGGTGGACAAATGTTTTTAGGTGGAATTGATAGCGATTATAAAGCTGCAATCTTTTCAGGAACAGCAAATGACTGTGAAGTTGAAACAGCAGAACTAGAACCATTTCCAGGTTTAAGAGCTAATATTACAGGTGTTAGACCTATTGTAGATGCAACAGCAACTTTAACAGTTAAGTCAAGAGAAAGATTAGCTGATAGTGAAAGTGCAACAAGTTCAGTATCTATGGTTAATAGTGGAATTAATCCAGTAAGAAAATCTGGAAGATATGTAAGAGCAAATGTTAAAGTGCCATCAGGTACTACATTTACTCATGCACAAGGAATTGATCTTATAGCATCAAGAGCAGGTACTAGGTGAGTGATAAAATAGATATAGATAACGTAAGATATTCAATGGAAACACAAGAATACTTTCAAAGACAATTGGAAGCTAGTGTTAATGAATTAATAAATAAAAACAATACTGAAAGCGATAAAGCTTTTAGTTGGTTCATGAATTAAGGAGAACAATGGCAGGATCATATATAGGGAAATACGATACAACAGCAGCAAACAATACAGCTACTTCAACAGGTTCAGTATCTGTTGCAGAGGGTATGTTGCCATCAAACATTAATAATGCCTTTAGAGATTTAATGGCAGACATTAGACAATTCTATAATTCTTCTGAATGGATAGAATATGGTGATGGAGCAGGAACTTACACACCTGCATACGCATCTTCTACAAGTTTTACAATTGCAGGAGTGGATGTAACTTCTGTTTACCATGTAGGTCGTAGAGTTAAAATTGTTGCATCTACACCTGGAACAATTTATGGATCAATTACAGCTACTGCGTTTTCAACAAATACTACAGTAACAGTTGCTTTTGATTCAGGTTCTCTTTCAAATGAAGCTATAACTTCAGTACACATTGGAGCCATTAGTGCATCTAATACTTCATTACCTGAAACTACAGCTATAACTGGAGATTATACTTTAGATGTATCAGGCGATATTATTTTTGATGCAGATGGAGATAATGTAACTCTCAAAGCGGCAGGAACAACAGCATTAGATTTTGTTTTAAATGCAGCGACAAGTGTAACTTTAGATGCACCTGGCGATATTCATTTAGACGCAGGTGGAGCTGATATTAAACTTTTAGATGATGGTACTCAGTATGGTAATCTAAAAAATAATAGTGGTGAATTAAGAATTACTTCAAGCTCATCAGATACAACAGCTATCTCAATGAGTGGTGCTAATGTTACAGTTGCTGGAGATTTAACTATCTCTGGTGATGACTTAACAATGGCAACTAACACTTCTGGTGCAGCTTTAATAGCAGATGGTACAAATTTTAATCCAGTAGTTATATCTGGAGATATTTCAATTGGAACAACAGGAACAGCAGCAATTGGTTCAGGTGTTATTGTTAATGCTGATGTTAATTCTTCAGCAGCTATAGAATTTTCTAAAATGGAAAATCTAACTGCATCAAGAGCTTTATATTCAGATAGTAATGGTGATGTAACTGTTAGTGATGTAACAAGTACAGAACTTGGTTATCTTGATGGAGTGTCAAGTGCAATACAAACTCAATTAGATGCTAAACAAGCAACTATAACTGGATCAGCTACAACAATTGATACTGAAAGTTTAACTGCAAGCAGAGCTGTTATATCTAATTCTTCTCAAAAAATTGCAGTATCAGATGTAACATCAACAGAATTAGGATATTTAGATGGTGTTACTTCAGCTATTCAAACGCAAATGGACACAAAGGCTACTACAACTTATGTAGATAACCTTATTGCTGGACTGAGAACTAGAATAGTTGTTGAGGCAGCTACAACAGCAAACATAACTCTTTCATCTGATCTTCAAAATGGAGATACAATTGATGGAGTTACACTTGCTACAGGTGATGAAGTTTTAGTTAAAAACCAATCTACTGATAGTCAAAATGGTATTTATACAGTAGTTAGTTCAGGTACTGCTAGTAGATCAACTGAGTATGATGCTATAGCAGAAATATCAGGTCAAATGGTTATTGTTAATCAAGGTACAACTAATGACAATACTATGTGGCTTTGCACAACTAACACTTCAGCTACACTAGGATCAGATTCAATTTCATTTACAAAAGTTACACCTCAAAATGTTGGGGATGTTACTTTAACTGGAACACAAACTTTAACAAACAAAACATTAACATCACCAATTATAGATGGTAATGGAGCTGTCTTTGAAGGAGCTACAGCAGATGCTTATGAAACTACTTTAGTACCTGTTGATCCAACAGCAGATAGAACACAATACTT